CCATTATGACGGTATTGAAAAAATGTATCTTAAACATTTAATTACAACCGCCGAAGTATCTAGAGCAAGGTCCGATGCATCAACCACAGCAACCGATACGCTAGATAGTGATATAACTGCAACTTGGAAAGAAGGAAAGAATTTTATTCCTGTTCCAAGTGCTGTTGTGTCTGTTGTGAAAGTGTTTCCATTTACCGATACTGGTGGTGGAAGCAGTATGTTTGATATTCGTTATCAATTACGGTTAAATGATCTGTTTGATTTTTCTTCAACATCTATTATCCAATATGAAATGACAATGAATAATATTGATTTGTTGCAACAGATATTGGTCGGTGAAACTCCTATACGATTTAATCAACACCAAAATCGTCTTTACATTGATATGGATTGGGAGAACGATGTAACAGCTGATGTTGATTATCTTATCATTGAATGTTATAGAAAACTTGATCCTACTTCATATACAGACATTTATGATGACATATATTTAAAACGATATGCGACTACACTTATTAAAAAACAGTGGGGTGCAAATCTTAGTAAATTTGGTGGAGTTACAATGCTCGGTGGAGTAACCATGAATGGTGAAACATTATACACCCAAGCAATAGAAGAGCAAAACAAACTTGAGGAAGAAATTCAACTTGCCTTTGAGCTGCCGATAAATTACATGATAGGTTGAAACACATACTATGGCAGTTAATACAGCATTTCATACAAACAGTTTTACATCTATAAAAACTGAAAGAAGCTTATATAGTGATCTTGTAAAAGAAGCGATTCAAATATATGGTCACGATGTTTATTATATGGACCGTGATCTTGTAGCAGAAGATACGGTGTGGGGAGAAGATTCTCTTTCTAAGTTCAAAACACAACATCCTATAGAAGTGTATATGGAAGATGCAGATGGTGGATTTGCTGGTGAAAGAGAACTGATGAATCAATTTGGTTTGCAAAATTTAAGTGAAGCAACCTTTGTTGTTAATAAAGAAAGATTTCAAGAATTAGATAGACAGATACGAATTCAAGATGGTACAGATACTAGTTCTGGTGGTTCAATACAATTAGAAGCGGGAACCACAGATCAATCATCATTATCATCAACATTAAGTACAGCTACAAAAAGTTTTATCTTTGATGAAAGTGGTGAGAAGGTAGTATTAGAAGAAGACAATGAAGGAAGAATATTATCTGAAGAAAGCGGTAATGAGTTTTATATTATTTTAGATACCGCTGCAACTGATTCTGATAGACCACAAGAAGGTGATGCAATTTATCATCCAATTCTTGATAAAATGTTTCAGGTTAATTTTGTAGACCATGATGAACCATTTTATCAATTGGACAATAATCCAGTATATAAATTAAGATGTCGCTTGTATGATTATAGTTCTGAAATTATTGATACTGGTATTACGGCCATTGATGCGATTGAAACTGAACATAGTATAGATGCACTAATTTATCAGTTTACCTTGGAACAGTCTTCATCTGTAAATGAGGAGATAAGATTAGAATCTTCTACTGATGACGATGTTGGTTCTGGATTACTACTTGAAGAAACAGATGGTGATAACATACTTGGTGAAACTGACAGCACTTCAGTTGGCGAAAGTATTATTCTTGAACGCCCGGCTGACACTGGTGATGATGCATATCTGTTGCAAGAAGACTATATAGTAGGTGACTTTAGTACCGACAAGACTGTACAAAATGAAATGTTTGAAGTTAAAAGTAGAACAATTTTGGATTTCAGTGAGTTAAATCCATTTGGAGATGTAGGGAGTAGTTCATAGTGTTAGGAACTCAATTTTATCACGAAACCATACGAAAGGTAGTTATTTCCTTTGGATCAATGTTTAATTCAATTAATCTTGTTCGTAAAGATAATTCTGGAACCATAACACAGACTATGAAGGTTCCTCTTGCGTATGGCCCCAGAGAAAAGTTTTTGGTACGTTTGCGTGATGATGCAGATTTATCAAAACAGGTTGCTATTACCTTGCCCAGACTTGGATTTGAAATTAAAAATCTTTCTTATGATTCTGCTAGAAAACTTAATCGTGTTCAAAAATTTAAAAAGGTTAAAGGCTCAAATACAAAACAATTAGATACTCAATATATGCCAGTTCCATATAATCTTGAATTTGAATTATATATTATGGCAAAACAATCTGATGATGCGTTACAAATTGTAGAACAGATTCTTCCCTACTTTCAACCTGACTATACATTAACCATTAATGATATGTCAGATATGGGAATTAAAAAAGATGTTCCTATAATATTAAATAGTATTGGTTATGAGGATACTTATGATGGAGAGTTTACTTCTCGTAGAGCTCTGGTATATACTTTATCTTTTACTGCTAAATTTTATCTCTATGGACCTGTTACTTCCAGTAAGGTTATTAAAACGGCACAGGTTGACCAGTACACAGACTTGCCTGATGAATCTCCAAAACGTGAACAGAGATATAAGGTTACACCTAAACCATCAACGGCTGATGCTGATGATGATTTTGGATTTAATGAAACCACATCATTCTTCCAAGATGCATTAAATTATAACCCAGAAACAGGTGAAGACGATAATAAATGATGAATAAAGATACTTCATTACGAATTGATAAAGAGTTGGGTGTTATAGAAAAAATTGTTCCCAATTCTATAAATTCATACGAAGAAACAAAACAGGAAGTTAGTTTTCCTATAACTGATACAGATGATATTGAGAAAGATTATGAATATCAACGAGAACAGTTTTATAGTTTAGTTGATAAGGGGTCAAAAGCTATTGATGGAATTCTTGAACTTGCTAAAGAATCAGAACATCCAAGAACATATGAGGTTGCTGGAAATCTTATTAAACAAGTAGCGGAAGTTACAGAGAAGTTGGGTGATTTACAAGAGAAAATGCATAAATTAAAAGAGGTGCCAAATAATGCACCCAAGAATGTAACAAATGCATTATTTGTTGGTTCTACTAAAGAACTTCAAAGTATATTAAAAAACAAAGAAGATTAGTATAGGCAGACTTGGTTTTTAATATAGGATTAAAAATGGAAAATTATCTCGGCAACCCCAATCTCAAGAAAGCAAATGTCACCCAAGAGTGGACAAAGGAAGAGGTTGAAGAATACACAAAGTGTATGAAAGACCCCCTATACTTTATTCAAACATATATTAAAATTGTTTCTTTGGATGAGGGGTTAATTCCGTTTCATCTTTACGATTTTCAAAAAGAAATGGTAGGAACCTTTCATAATAATCGTTTCACCATATGTAAGTTGCCGCGTCAGTCGGGAAAATCGACTACTATCATCGCGTATTTGCTGCATTATATTCTTTTTAACCCAAGTGTAAGCGTAGCTATTCTTGCAAACAAGGCCGCAGTAGCAAGAGATTTGTTGGGCAGATTACAGCTTGCATATGAAAATCTTCCAAAATGGTTACAACAGGGTGTTATGACATGGAATAAGGGCAATTTAGAATTAGAAAATGGTTCAAAGATTCTTGCGAGCTCCACTTCTGCTAGTGCAGTTCGTGGTGGTTCTTATAACATTATTTTTCTTGATGAGTTTGCTTATGTTCCTGCTAATGTTGCAGAACAGTTCTTCAGTTCAGTTTATCCTACAATAAGTTCTGGTAAGACAACTAAAGTGGTGATTGTTTCTACGCCGCATGGTATGAATATGTTCTACAAGTTATGGTCTGATGCAGAAAATAAAAGGAACTCTTATGTTCCAATTGAAGTTCATTGGAGCGAAATTCCTGGCCGTGATGAGGAGTGGAAAATAGAAACTATAAAAAATACTTCTCAATCGCAATTTAACACAGAGTTTGAATGTGAGTTTCTTGGTTCTATTGATACATTGATTTCTCCACAGAAACTGAGAACAATGGCTTATAAAAACCCAAGACAATCTAATGCAGGCCTTGACCTATATGAGAAACCACAACAAGGCCGAACTTATATGTTAAATGCTGATGTTTCTCGCGGAACGAAAAATGATTATTCTGCTTTTATAGTATTTGATATATCAGAGATGCCATACAGAATTGTTGCGAAGTTTAGAGATAATGAAATTAAACCATTATTGTTTCCCAGTAAAATCCATGATGTTGCTCAGGCATATAACAAAGCGTTTGTATTGATTGAGGTAAATGATATAGGTGAACAGGTTGCTACAACTATGCAATTTGATTTGGAATACGATAATCTTATCATGGCTTCTATGCGAGGAAGAGCCGGACAAATTCTTGGTGGAGGATTCTCTGGCGGCCGCGCACAATTGGGAGTAAGAACAACAAAGGCGGTAAAGAAAATAGGCTGTTCCAACCTTAAACAAATGATTGAGGATGATAAACTTATCATAGAAGATTTAGATATTATTAGTGAGTTATCTACCTTTATTGTTAAAGGGAGTTCATTTCAAGCAGATGATGGTTGCACTGATGATTTGGTTGCTTGTTTATTCATGTTTGCATGGACTAGTGATCAGACCTATTTTAAAGAATTAACCGATATGGATATTAGAAGCACTATGATGAAAGAACAACAAGATGCATTAGAACAGGATATGGCTCCATTTGGATTTGTTGTTACAGGATTAGAAGATGAAAATATTGGAGAAATTGTAGATGAGTATGGAACAAGATGGAGTCCTATAGTAAGGGACCATAGCTCAAATTGGTAAAATAATATTGAAATTAACAACAGCGATGAAAGGTGAAATGAAAATGAAAATTGATGTTTATGATAATGTACTAGAAGAACATAATGCGATATTAATTAATGATGAAGTTAGAAAATTAAAATGGGAATATGATTATATTTCAGCAGCAGGAAAACCAAATTTACATTGGCATGCTCTTTTGGGACACAATAAAGAAGAATGTGTTGCTGGGGGATATGAATGGGCTGATAATATTTTTGAATTTGCAAAGAACACATTAGATTTTAAATCCAAATATGGTATTAGTGAATATGAGAGAATTTATTGTAATGGCCAAACTTTTGGTTTAGAAACCCATCTTCATTATGATGATTCGGACTCACCTATCCCACCAGAGCAAAGATATACTTTTGTTTTTTATCCAAGACTTGATTGGAAAGCAGAGTGGGGTGGTGGAACAATTATTTACAATAAGGATACTTTGGAGATAGAGGGGCAAACCAAATATAAAGGAAATCGAATGGTTGCTTTTCACGGAGGAGTTCATCCACATGGCGCAGCTCCAATTTCTCGACACTGTTATGATTTAAGAATTATTGTTGTTTTTAAATGTATTGTTTCATAATGTAGTTCAATTTGGTGAAAACCTAAATAAATTCGATTAAATCATTGTTTGCTTTTATATAACAATTTAAACAAAGAACTTTTGATTCGTTTATTAGGTGGAAAACTTCTTGCCTGCTCTTATCATTAGTGCCAACATTTTTTGTGATTCTACGAATTTTTAAGTCATGAGGATAGAATTTTAGGCACATTGTTTCGCTTTCGCCACAATGTACACAAGATTTATTGTTTAAGATTTCATTTAATAAAGTAATTCTTTTACGATAATTACGTCTAGATACTCTTTTGATCGTTTCTTTATATTTTTCATAATGGGCATTTCCCCCATTTGATTTTTTAATTTTTTTTGGTTCTTTTGATATTTCTTTATCGGACATAATTTTTAAGTTTTGGAATCTAAGTATTTTTTCAACAATACCCCATTCGCCATAAGCGTTAGAGTAGATAGGGCTGTATACCCGTGATCTACATTTTTATTTATACAATTCGACACTTATAAAAATCATGTTTGCAAATTGGTTTTTTATAAATATTACTACAATAACAAGAGGAGTAAGAACATGGGATTTTTAGTTTCGCCTGGCGTACATG